ATTTCATCAAATTCTTTACGTAAATCTACTTCACAAGAACCTTGTGGTTTTCTAAAAGAGCGCATTATCTACGTCCTTTCCTTATTCCTCTAGATACAGAAGTAAAGTAATATTCATTCCAACCAGTATAACCTGATTTGTATTTAGACTCACCTTTCTTTCTGTATTTAGAGTTTTGTGTAGGTTGTATATAATGTTCATTCCAAGGATCATGCCATTCTCTAGAACGTTTAATTTTTTCTTTAATAGAACCACCTTTAGTAGCCATTGTAGGTCCTAAACCTTGCCCATTAACAATACAACCACCTGCATTAACAACTCTCCACCATTCATCTCTTTCTAATCGTAATTCCATTATAAGATCTTTTATATTAAAATCTAAAGATGAACCGTTTTCTATTAATAAATCACCTAATTGTTTTTGCTTACCAGATCCTGGAGATGAAGTACCTATAGGCATTGCGAATAAACGCAATGCCGTATCATACATAACAAACTTACTTCTTGCATGATAGTATCTTTCACTACTAGGTCTAACACCTGTAATGTTATTAGCTTCTAGTGAAGACCAATGTATTGCTAATGCAATAGTATCGTCAGGCACTAGATCTACCCAAGTTCCCATTTCCATTCTAACCATTTCAACTGAACAATAGAATGGGTTATATTCTGTAGTAAATGAAAGGAATTGATTTATATTTAATGTATTGCCGTCAGTGTCAGAAATTGTTGAATCTAATTCAATTAGAATAAGGCTGTTAAAATCCAAGCCGTTTTGTAACGCTTGGATTGCTCCTCCGTTTTTAACAGTAAATTTATTTGTTATTTGAACATTTGCACCATTAACTACGAATGTCCAAGCATCAGTATAACTACCTACAATTGTAGGAGTATATAAAGCATAATAAAAACCATCATCTGCTTTAATTATATTTTGAGCTATTATATTATTAGCTGCAGCATTTGGATCTGTTATAGATACAGTAATAGCAGCTCCGTCATCAGCATTAATTAAGTTTCCACAATCATCAGTTAAGATAACTTTCAACTTAATCTCTTTATTAAGTTGAAAACAAGATCTTTCATCTTTTACATAAGAACCTTTTCTTGTAACACTTATAGGACTAGAACAAGAATTACTATTAGAAGAACAACTCATTTTAAACTCCTTTAAAGCTCAAGAATTATTTTATTATTAACAACACTAATTATTTTAAATATTTTGCGCTCTCTATCTGATCTAGTTCCAGCATTACCATCAAAAAAACCACTAGCAGGTAAGTTCTTTAATACTACTGTATCTTGAGTAACTGTAGAAGCATCTAAATTTTTATTAAAAGTAATTTCTATTTGTTTTAAATCTAATGGTTCGTTTACAGATCCATCAATAGGTTTCATACTAATTACTTTTAATATATCATCACTAGATGATATATTTCCCAGTTGTTCATCTTCTAATAATGGTGATGTAGAAATATCATTTGGTATTGTATAAATTTCTTCATTGCTAGTATCAAAAGTAATTAAATATGAATTTACTAGATGTTCCTTCTTATAAGCTTTCAACTGATAGGTTTCATTTAGTTCATACTGTACTCCAGCAAATCTTAAATAAATACCTCTATCTAATACTCTCCATCTTTGTACACATCTACTAACTCTATTATTATAATTTGAACTTGCAGGTTGAGGTTCATCTTCATCTGCAAACCACCATTTGTATTTAGCAACAGATCCTTCACCTGCTTCTATTATTTTAACATTTAAAATTGCAGATGCTTCGTTATTTTTAGGAATGAAAGTTCCATAAGATTTAATTTTATTTTGTTCTGTTTCAACATTATTTATTAGTTCATATACATCATAAACTGTTTGAAAAGAGATGGATTTATCTTTAGAATAATTCTGCAATGCATTAGATATATTATCTAGATTATCAACAGAAGAACCTACTATAAATAATTGGTATTTAGTATTTTCTGCTAATACATTTTTAGGAGTAATTACTACTGCAGTTTTTTGAGCTATTGGTTTATCAGTTAGCTCTTGGGAAGCTAACTGATCTAAGTTGTTGTCTACATAATATTGTTTAACATCGTAATCAACAAAACCTTTAAACCCTGGCGATTTTAAAAAGAATGGATTAGCTCCACTAGATTTGTTTAACCATAAACTGTTTTCAGGGCCTGATGTTCTATCAAAGTCAGGACCAAATAAAGCGCAGCATTCTTTAAATGTTTTCAAATCTACAGGATTGTTAAATACTAAGATGATTTCTTGACCAACAGGAAATTGATCTTCATTGTTTATTGGTATTGATTCAGAACTAAGAAAATTAATCGCCATTTTGATCCTCTTCTTTTAAAGGTGGTTTTATTTCAACAAATTCACCTTCATCTTCTACAGTAAATTTATTATCGTCCTCATCATTATAGTTAAAGTTTTCTTCAATAAACAATTCAATTTCAGTTAGTTGTTCTTTAAAATGACTCATTGCTTGCTCCACAAAATAAAAAAACGAGGTTTCCCTCGCTTTTTATAGCATAAGCAATGTTTAAATTCTAACCCGAAAGTTAGAATTTATAAGCTATCTATTAAAGATTGCCTTTAACATCTGATTCAGCAACTTCTATAATATCAGAAGGAGCAGCATCAATAGAGCCATCCCATTTGTTTTCAGCGCGTTTAACATTCTTGAATACGCCAACGCCTTGACCTTCATGAGCAACAGCAAAACCATAACGCTCACGGATCTTAACTTTAACAGTTTCAGTGTTTTCGTCACGCCATTCAACAGTAGTAGCTTCTTCATCAACAAGATGGAAACCAATGTTACCACTTGAAAGAAGGAAGATATCACCTGTCTCTGACTCTGGATCATATGGACAAAGAGGAGAAACAATGATTTGGAAGTTAAATGGGAAGTAGCTAGGTAGACGAGGAGCAGATGTCATACGTTGGCTACGCTCAAGTACAGAAGTAGCAGTACCACCACTACCTTGACCACTAGTACCAATTCCACGAGGATTGATAACTCGTGTACCGTTAGAAGGTCCACGAGCACCCATTGCACCATTGCTATAAGGATCTAAAGGTCCTGGATCGCCAGTGTAAGGGTTGAAGATAGAACCACCACCATGAGCAAGCATCATAGTACGAAGTACTGGATCTTGTACAAATGTGTAGTAAAACAATGGATGCATTAGTAATACGTTAGGAGTAAATCCTTCTTCTGACATATGAGCCATACCACGCATTAAGTTTTCCATTGTAAGAGAACCGTTAGCTTTTAGTTCAGAGCCATTAGCAGGATCTGCTTTAGCAACTAAACCGCGACCAGTCATTACACCATATAGAGATGTAGCAGGGTTAAGATTGTCAAATAGAGTAGTTCCAAGTTGCTTCAAGAAAGAAACAGCTTTTTGCTCTTTGTGACGAATCATTGCATTACCCATAAGTTCAAGGTTCTTAGCCATGATATCGAAAGTGCTATAACGAAGAGCTTCATCAGTGAAAGAAGCAGCAATACCACTCTTTCCGATGTAAGCAGTACTAACAGCACCACCCATTTGGAAGTTTACTTCTGGGTAAGTACCTGATTCTTGTACGTCACCAGCATATACTGCACCCATTGCACCAGCAAGGATTTGAGTGTTCAAGCCTTGAGCTTGTACACGAGTAAACAATGGAGTGATAACCATATTAGGTTCTACAGGCTCACGAATGAGAATCTCCATACTTTCTTGAAGTAGAGGAGTGATTTCAGAACTAGAGATTGCATCACGATATTTAGGACTAATTACGTTTACAAAGTTATCCCAAGTAACACGCTCTTCTGAATCAGGAAGGTGTCCACGATTACTAATCATATCAGCTACATAACGAGCAGCAGCCTTTTTATTTGTAGGTAAAGCTAAACTATTACCGTCTGTCATCTTAAAAGTCATTTTAATACCCTTTATATAAATCTAATTATTGAATCTTAATGTTAATAACTGCAATCTCATCAGCAACACTTTCTTCATGATGAGCAGAAAGTGTAATAAGGTCAGAGAATCCTTTAGTTGCAGAACCTGGCATTTGTGCACTAGCATCAAACTCAGATCCACTAAATCCAGTTTTAACTCTTTCAAGAAGACCACGAGGCTCTTTGTAAAGAGCAAGCATACGACCAACAACTAATTGATCAGTATGATCACCAGCTGCAGCAACAACAAAGTTACTCATTTCGTCAAAACTAACAAAATCGCCAGAACGACAATCGCCAACCATCATTACCATACGCTCTTGAGCAGATACAGCATCACTATATTCAAATACTGTAATATTTCCTGCTAAAGCTGCACTATCAGCATCTAGAGGAATAGCATTTCCACCTTCTTCATAGAAAAGAATCATACCTGCATCTGCGTCAAGATACCAATCACCAGCTTTAGCAAGCAAAGCTACATCAGAACGTTCACGCCAACTACCTGCAAGTGTTAGAGGTGTACGAGAAGTATTAGTAGCAACTTTTCCTAAACCTAGATCTAAACCAATAACGTTAGTCATATCTAAACCAACATAACGAGGTCTTCCTGCAAGTGTTGCACCTGTAGTAAAACTTCCTAAAGCTGGTACTGCTACAGTAGATGCTGCTGATTCACAAACGTGAGCTACCTTCATTTGAATATCAGTAAAGAACTGAATCAAGTGTTGTTTTTGGTAGTTAGTGAAATGAAGATTAGCAGGATCGTCACCAGCCCATACGTAAACGTCATAAGCTGCGATGCCTACAGGAGCAGAAATAAATGCTTCTACAAGTTTTTGACGTTTATCTAAATCAACAGCATCAGCTGCTGCATCATTACCTGTAACTAATGCATCATTAATACCACTAGTATCAAATCCTGGTGCCCATCCATTATCAAGAATAGCAGTACAGAATTCTACAAGGCTTACTGCACCAGAAGCTGCAACAAATGCACCAGTACGAATATCAATTACACGAGCTTCAATATCACCTGCACCATAAAAAAGAATTTGATCTTCTTTGGTAGTAGCATTTAAAGCACGACGAAGAATACCTGAAGGAACTACACGTCCAGAAGCATCAAGAGAAACAACTTTACCAGAAGAGATAGTAAAGTAGTCTTTGCTTTTTTCATTTTGCCATACAACAGGCAACCAAGAAGCAGGCTTCCATTCACCATGAGGAACAGAAGCATTCATTTGGACAACATTATTTGGTGTAATGTTGTCCATTAAGTCAGTGCGTGTTTTAAAACGACTTTGGAAACGACTAATAGCCATAATTATTCTCCTAGGATAAAGCTATTTATTAAAAATTACTTGGATCAAAACCACGAGGTAAGTACGCAGCTTTACTATTCAAGTAATAATTAGCCGCGTCTTTTCCTTCAACTTTAAGTATATCATTATACATGTCTACAATTTTTTGCTCAAAAGAACCTAATTGACTCTTTGGTTTACTATTTGTTTTGATTTCTTCTTCGCTATGCACAGAAGGACTTTCTACTGTTTGATCTTCTAAATTTATTTCATTACTATTATCTACTGTATCTTCAATAGACTTTTCAACTTCTTCTTGCATTTTTTCGTCATTAGAAGAAGAAATGTTTTTCTCTTCTAATTTATTTACAACTAATGCAAGCTTTTCAGATAGTAAAGAATGCTGTTTCTTAAGCTCATCAAATTGTTGCTCAAGTTCTAGATAATCTTCACTTTTTCCGCATTTCATCTTACCAGATTTAGAATTAACACAAGCCATAATTTTAGCTTTGGTTTCACCAGAAGCTTTAGCTTGACCAATTAATCTTCTAGCTGCTGTTACATGTGCGCAGTCAGGTACTGGGAAAGATCTATTTGGTCCACAGAATGCACTGTCAGGTAGGTCTTTACGTTGCTCAGTAGTAAGAGCTTTGTCTTCCATAATACCTGTAAGTGCTAAATCAAGAAGATTCCAGTCTATATCTGAATCTTCTTGATCTGCTGTTTCTTCATCATCAAAAGATTCGTCATGTGCTTGTTGCTCTTCAGCAGTAGGCTCATGTGCTTCTTCTAAAAGATCTTGATCTTCAGCAGATACTTCTTCTTGTTCTTCAGTATCTACAATCTCAATATTTTCTTCAGTTACAATATTCTCACTCATTGTAAAATCCTTTTGCTTAGATTTATTACTAGATTTTCTAGGATGACCTGCAGGTAGCAAATCATTGTCTTGCTTATATTTAGGGTTAGAAGGTCTACCACTTCTTACTAGTTTAAGAAAAGCATTCACTCTTGCAACACCCCAACCAGATCTTGACATACCTGGTCTATGAGTAGAAGAAAAAGCGCCTGTTCCTCTTCGGTATACAGCTTTTAACATACCAAGACTAACACGCTTGCCTTTTTCTTTACCATATTTAGCATTATGTTTCTTAACTTTTTCTTTAAGACTACCTAATACAGAGCCTACAGAAATCTTTGAGTTGGATTTAGATGCAGATCCTTTTTTGTTCTTTTTAGAACCTTTTATTTTTTCACTAGGCTTAGCAGGAGTTTTAGCTCCTTTACCTTTAGGTGATGAACGATAAGCATCTTCTGTTTCTGAAATAGGATTACGATACATTTGAGCTTCTTCCTTTGTGCATCCATTGTAAGATGTTTCAAAATCATTTGCAGCACTAATCTTAATCGCCCAATCAACACCAGATGTGCCACCCCATCCTAACCATGCTACATATCCACGATCTTTCCAAGGTGTGGATTTGTATTCAGGGGCAACAACAGCATTCTTACGATGACGTGCAAATGCTGCCATTCGTTTAACAGTTGATAAACCAATTTCAGATTTAGTAGCTAATTGTCTAGCTCTAGCCCAGCCAACAGGTGTCATACCTTTAACTTCTGAGCTATACTTCTTTTTCCAATCAAGTACTTTTTGAGCATTACCTTTAGCACCTGAAGGAACTTTAAAAGTCTTTTCATCTTCATATAATTCAATCAATGATTCTAATTCATCATTATGATCTTTTCTCATAGAACCACTATAAGTAATTCTAATAATCATTTTTTGTTTACCTGAAGATTGTGTAACATAAGTTACACCTTTTTCATGTAACTCCATCATTGATTTATCAGATAAAGACATAGAGTGATCATATTCTTTATCAATCATTTCTTTTTCGTCTTCTTCTTTTTCTTCTTCTTTGTAGTTGTCTTCTTCTTTGGTGTCGACTTGCTTGGTGTTTTGTAAGCTGCTTTGTAATGCATCTTCATCTCCTAAAAAGTAAATAGAATCTGTTAATGTTATTTGCTCTATGTTTCTTAAGTAATCAGTATTTTCACTAGAACCTTCTTTATCAGTTAGTTCCATGTGGATGATCTGAGAGAGATCATCCGCTGGTGTATTTACCACAGATCCCTCCATAACAATGAAGTCTCCAGTGATAAACACGCACGTCTCTCCGTCGTATTCTTTTCCATGTCTATGTTCGCACATACCGTCTTTAATCCAGTCAGTTTCGCATATAGAACATACATGTCTATCAGTAGTGCTACCAGCACTAAAAGTAAAATAACGACCATCCATAAACTTCTTAATAGCTTCTTCATCAGTAATGTTTGCTTGGACTCGCATTCTGCCAAGCCCAGGCCATTTCTTATCATTTAGAAGGTTATTGTTTTTAAGCATTTTATAGATCTTCATAGGATCATCTTTTTGAAATGCATCATTTACAGAGTAAAAAGAATCTTTGTTAGACATATAATCATATGCTTCGTTTCTTAAATCCTGCCACTCACCACTAATAAAACGACCAATAGGTTCTCCCATTTGGTTGTGGTTTTTTAATATTGGTTTTGGATAAGGATTTGTTAAAGATTCAATACCTCGCTTTTGACCACGTACAGAGTAAATACGATTATTGATCTTTCTCCCTGAATGAGAAAGATCATACGTAATCACAAGACCTTTTCCACCCTCATAAGAACGTGTTAAAATATTATCAATAATTTTAACTTTTTCACTTTTATCTAAAGTTAATATACGTTCATCAGGGTTAATTTGTATAAAGTCATTATATTTAATAATTTTACTCATATTAATACCTTTTTGTTTGTTTACATTCTAAAATAAAGATATTAGTACTTTTCAAGTATATTTTGAATAATATCTAAATTATCTTCTTTTAAAATGTCATTTAATAAAGAGTCGTCAGAATTAGTTTTAGGTGATAATCTTTTACCATGTTGATTTTCAGGACGTGCTTTATTTTCAGATAAACCATCACCTTTATCAACTTTAGCTAAAGGATTACTCTTTAATAAAGCTAATGGCAATTGATATAACTCAAAGTTAGTACTTACTCTATCTTCATCAGCTACAGGTGTTTCACCTAAACGTTTTCTAGCTTCACGTTCTGAAATCAAATTATTCAACCATAATTGAATAGTTTGATTTTCTTCTTTCATTTGCATCTCTTTATCAACAGCACCAAACTTCATATGCACCATATCATTACTATTTAATAATGCATCATCATAACCACCTTCAATAAGAAGCTCACTTATTACATAGTTTTCTACAAATGTTTTTATAGTTTTTTGTAAAGCTTCTACATCTTGTATAGCTATTTTAGACAAGGTATTAGCTGTACTTCTGTTAGCACTATCACCTTCACCCATATCAATAGCTGATACACCTAAGCCAGCATATACTCTTTTTTTAAAGTATTCCAAATAGCTTTCAATTTTAAGTGCTTTTCCTTCAGAACCAATAGCATTAATATTATGTCTATGATCTGAGACGAATATGCCTCCAGAAGGCATATATTCAATTGTTTGTCTAACAAGATCAGATTCTTTTACACCATCAGGGCCATAACGTTCAGGATGAGTATCATTGCCTACCTTATAATGAAACAAAGGATGTAAGTTAGCATCAATCATTTCTTCTATGTTTTCTTCTAAACGACGTAATAATGCTATGTCTTCTAATACAGGTAAAAGCTCAGGAGTACCCATAGTAAATCCAGGCTTTCTATTTGTATAAAAATGAATAACATCTTCAGGTGCAAACTCTTTAGTTTCACCTGTATTTGGTTGTTCTTGCATTATCTTTTTTATTTCGCCATTCTTTTTAACCTTAAACCATAAAGTTTCAAATGGTAAAATAAAGTAACCAGCTACAGGTTCAACAGTTTTATTTCGACGATTTCTGATGCGTCCTGTCGACGCATCATTGTTTCGCACTTTAACCCAAGCGCAATTACTATACCTAATTAGATCATGAGCTAAATCAGTTAGTAATAAATTAAATGGTACACCGCTAACCAACTCTATCTCTTTGAGACGACGCTTTACATAATTAACTGTTTCCTCATTATTACCTACAAATTCCCAACCAGCTAAAACAAAACGCTGTACTTTTTTTTGTATAGCTTTAAATAAAAAGCTATCAGTATCTTGAGCTATTTGCAATTCAGTTAAATCGTATTCAGGTTTAAACCAATTACCTCTATGCCTATCAGCATAAGTCATAGATCTTCCATTAACTTTTTTAACTCTTACACCTGAGATGCGTTCAACATTTAAAGGTTGATTTCTATCTTCAAGGTTAGATCTTGAAGATAGATGATTAATTAAATTTAAAGCAGTATTAGGTCTCATTTTGTTTTCCTATTTTTTACGTTTTTTATTATTATAATCTATAATTGCTTTTATTTCTTTTTGTATAATAAAATCTTCGTAACTTAAATAAATTATATTATCTTCTTCTACTCTTCCAAGTGCTTCACTTCCTTCAGCGAAATCAATAAGGACCTCATCAGTTACAATTTTTCTTGAAGAAGGGGTTCTTTTATATTCAACATCATCATTTTTATATTCTTTCATAGTTTGTCTTATTTTTAATAATTCATTTATTTGTTTTTTTATATTTCTTAAATCATTTTCATAAGATTTTTTTTCAATTTCATAATCTTTTAAATCCTCTTTTCTATTAAAAAGAGAAAGATCTTGACTATTAGTATTAGTTATATCTAGTATTGCGAAGTTAAGTGTTTCTATACTATTTCGTAACTCCAATTCTTGATTACTTAAAGCACTTATTAATTGATTTACTTTAGTGTAATTTTGAGTATTAACATAACCCATTAAATATATTTTATCTTTTTGTTTATCTAAATGTTTTAATCTTTCTTTTGGAAATTCTTTAAATTCAAATAAATGTGCATCTAACTTATCGCTACCTTCTTCTAAATAATATTCATCTGAACTTTGAGAAAGTTTTCCATCAGCTGATTGAGTTGCAAGTAGATATGATGGTGCTTTATCTTTTTGTTCACGAGTAAATTGATCTATTTCGTTTCTTAATTCCAAATACTCTTTATTATTATCAATTCCAAAGTATTTTCTTTCTTTAGTTAATGATTGTTCATCATATTTTAAAGGCTGACCATTGTATCCAATGGTTTCATTTATAGAAACCATTGGATCTACATATTCTACAGGTACATCATTATTTATATTGTTTTTACTAGCAGTATTAACTTTATTATTTGCTATTTGTTTCTTTCTTGGTTTTACTTTTCTTCTTTTAGCTTTTCTGCTTGCACTTTTAGCAACTGCTCTAGGAAACACTTTTAAGGTTTTAGATTCTATAGGTTTTACTTTTGTTGTTTTTATTAATTTCTTTTTTTCTTGTATAGTTTCTTTTGGTGCAAAATAATTATTCAAAAACGCTTTTCTTTTATCTATCTCTTGTTTAGTTTTTTCATCGAGTTCTTCTATCTTATATTCTAAAAACCAAATATGTATTTTTAATTCAAATGTTTTTTCAATTTTATTAAATTCATTTACAAATTTTGATATACCAGTTGGAGAAAAACACAAATTTAATATATTCGAAATATCTAAAAATAAATTTATTTTATTAATAACAGTAGTTTGAGTTAAATAATTATAAGTTTGAAAATCAATAATTAAACTTTCATTTGGTGTACTGCTAAAAACTTCTGCTTCATCAACATTATCATTAAAGAATTTATAAAATAATTCAGTAGGAAAAACACTAATAAAATCATTTACAAATGAATTATTATCTGAAGGATTAAGTAAACCACTTCCAACTCTAAAAAGTCTTAACTTTGTTGAAGCATCAGCAAAACCTTCTGTTTCATAATTTGTTATTCCTACATAATAATTATCGTAAACTAGATTATTGTTAGAATTTATTTTATCTTTATTAAATAAATTGTCCCAATAATAACGGGTGGGTGTTGAATAATTATAAGGGTAAATAAGATTTAATTGATCTTCAGTAACAAATCTATCAGTATAAACATCTTCAAATGTAGAAATATAATTAAAAGAAAGAAAACTATTTTCAACTGCAGCACTGACTTTACTTTGTTCTTTGCTATTATAATTGTTTTCTATTTCTATAAGGAAATTTTTAAGTCTTTTAGCTGGTTCTTTTTTTAAGTATTCAGAAAATGCAGTTACTATATAAATATGAATTTCTACATTATGTTTTTTAATTAATTGCTCTATAAAAAAAATTTCTTTTATTTTTTTTGTATTTTTATTAAATAAAGATTCTAAAATAGACATATCTAAAAAAAGATTTATTTTATTAAGTTCTTTACTTTTATCACTGTCCATTGCAAAACCAAGAAAAAAATTTAACAAACCACCTCGATTTATTTTGTAAAGATCAACAAAAACATTAGGACTTAAGCTGTTGTTATTACTTAATTCTAGAATCGTATCTAATATTCCACTACTATCCAACCATCCTTCTTCAAAATTTGAATGAAGATAAAATAAAGAGTAATCTAAATTATTTTTAGAATTTTCTTTATTAGGAAAAAATTCATAATCATCTAAATCAAAATTATAATTACCTAATGCATACCAATCATGAATTTGAGGTATAATATTACTAAAACTAGGATCATGATTATTGTACATTGAAAAATTAACAGTAAGACTTACCAAATTTATTTGATCTGGAGTCACTAAGCTATCATTTACATATTCTTCTTGTTTATCTACTGTATGAAAGTAAAGTCCGTCAATACCAATATAACTTTCCTTAGTATCTTTTTTAGAATCTTTAATATCTTTTTTAGGGAATGATTGTATTACTTCTATTATTTCTTCTTCTTTTTTAACTATTAAGTCTTCAGGTAAAAATTTTCCATTTGTTCCATCTAATGAATATGGAGATAATGGGAACATGCTTTTTTCGTAAGCATTTAACATGTCTGCTGCTTTTTTATTACGTTTGTTTTGATAACTATAGTTATTTAATATAAGAAAAACTAAATCTAAAAACTCACTAACAGCTATTCTATATTCTTCAGGATCGTGATCTTTTATAAAGGTTTCTATTTCATTAAGAAGTTTATTTGCTTCCTCAATACCTTCTTTCCTTTCTAACTCTTCTACTTGTCTTTTATATTCTGCAGCTTGTTTTCTTACTTGTTCATACGATTGTGCCATTTTCTATACCCTCATAAATTAAGTCTAGATTATAATCATTTATTTCTAAATGTTTTGAAACATCAGCACATTCGTTTAAGTCAACTACAGAATTATATTTTCTATCTTTAGTAACCATTACTATATGATCTTCAGGATCTAAACCCATGTTAGATACTTCGTCATCATCTAATACAGTTAAAGCATTGTTGCTTGTTTCATAGTTACCATTAGAAGGGTTTCTTTGTGATTTTTCAAGTATACTACGAAAGACATCTTTATTCTTACGCAATTCATCACAATTAGTTAAACCGTTATCTATCAACTCTATCATCAATCTTACAAATCTTACTATTTGTAAGATTTCTTGCATTTCACCAAGTATTTTAAATTCAGCATCAAATGCTTCACCAATAAATTGTTGTAAAGCTTTTAAAGCCTTTACAACATTTCCAACACTTTCATTGATCCAAGATTTAGCAATTCTTAAATAGTAAAGTATTCTCTCATCTACAAACTTAAATACAGTGTCATCAAAAGCTTTTCTTAAATTAAGAGTTGGAATATCAAGAAAATCTGAAGTTCTATATTCGCTTTTAATGTCTAAACCAACTTTAGATTGCAAGTAATCAGTCCATTTATATTCTGATTTATCTATAGTTCCAGCTTCATCAAAACCACGTTGTAGAAGGTAGCCTTGTTTTAATTTCTTAGTTTTAGCAATGCCAATATAAGGTACTACTGTTTGATACTTATTTATTTTGGCTCCAGGTTTCATACCAATAACAGCAGGAAATTTTATACTATTTTTTTCAATAGTAAAACCAGCTTTAAAATATTTTTTATTTTTATCTCTTTTTTCCTCATCTATTTCTTTTTTTATTCTTTCTTGATATTGTGTTTGTTCTTTTACTAAATCGTTGTATTTTTTTGCTTTTTGTTTTTGTTGTCTTGAACCATATTGATTTTTATTGACAAAAACAGTATAAAAATCTTTGTAATTTTCATCTTCTTGTAACCATTGCAAAAAGTATGTAGTTATTTCTTCAAATGAAAGTCCATCTACATCTGAACCCGATGATCCAAGATCATGAGGACTTATAGTATAAGCAAATTTTAAATAAGAAATAAAATCATCTACAACTTTGGCTTTTTCAGTATTTAAATCTGTTTCAAAATACTCTGGATTTACTTCACCATTTTGATTAAAGACATCTCCATTTTCTTTTAAAAACTCTTTATATTCTTCTTTAAACATATCACTTTCTAAACTGATACTACCAAATTGACCAATAAGACCCTTTCCACCTGTTTTTTCATAAATACGTTCTAAGATTCTTTCATAAATGCTAAATACTCTATTAACTATTTTTTCAATACCACCTGCAACTTCATTTACACCTTTATCAATTGAAGAAGCTATAGACTGTAATGCTTTCATTACAGTCGTAATACTATTAATTAAACAATCTATTATTGGATTTGTTATTTTAGGTATGTTTTCTATTAAAGATACTAAGAAAGTTAATATGCCTTTTATTAAAGGCCCTATCAAAGCAGTCCAATCAAATCTAAATTTAATTAAATCAAAACTAAATTTAGCAAATAAGGTAGGTAAAAGTAATTGTATGCCTATTAGGTTTTGAGGGCATAAAAAGTTTCCTTTAAATTTTAAGAAAAAATCACATATCATACTGAACAATTTAGTTGGGTCTAAATCGTTCAGCAACTGTTGCAATAATTGTTTTACTTGATTAAGCAGTTTACTAAAGTCAATAACGATTTCTAAGTTTGGTACTAGTAAATCAAGTTCAATTCTAATCACACAATTTAAACAATCTTCAATAGAAAAGTTACTACCTTTCAATTTGCCTGTACCACCAGTAATTTTATTATCTAAATACTCAGTAACTCTTGCTGAATAACTAGCTTCAAATTTATTAGTAAATCTAGCTGCATATTTCTTTTTTATTTCTTCTCCATCAAACCATCTATCTTCTGTAAGATTGTTTTC